GAAAGAGGATCATGATTCTACATTAGCTAAGAACATGCTTATATATTCTACCGCATATGAATTATATTATATAAATAAAAATGGTGAATTTTGTAGTCGTGTGATAAGTCCTAGACACAGTTTTGCACTCACTGATAATAATGGGGATATAATATTTTTCTTACATGTTTTTAGAGAAAAATTTGATCCTAAGATGTATATCGATATTTATACTGAAAATGAGATTATACATTGTGATGAAACATTTAAAGAAATTTCAAATAGAAAATCTCATACTTTTGGAGAGGTTCCTGTGGGGATTGCTGAGTTAAGTGAAGAAGGGTGGCTTGATAGTGTATATCACGATATTAAAACTCTTCAAGATGCATATGAAACCAATTTAAGTGATATAAGTCAGGAGATAACTGAATTTAGGAACGCTTACCTTGCCTTTAAAAATGCGCAGATAGATGAGAATGACTTACCGGAAATGAAAAAGAATGGAATTATACAATTTAAAGGTGATGGAGATGCTAAATGGCTTGTCAAAGATATTAATGATACATTTATACAGAATACTTTAACTACGCTGCAAGAGGTTATGTATAAGATATCGGCGCATATAGATACAAATGAGAAAGCGACTTCAAATACAAGTTCACTGGCGTTAAGGGCAAAATTAATATCTCTTGAAGAAAAATGTAAACTTAACCAGAAAGCATTATCTAATTGTATCAAAACAAGAAACCGTATGTTATTTTATTATCTTAATAATTTAAAAAATACAAAATATGATTATAGGGATATAAAAATAAAGTATACCCCTAATATTCCAAGCGATGATTTCATTGTTGCCCAAATGATAGCTCAATTAGGTAGTAAATTATCAACAAAAACAGGAGTTGCACAACTTAGTTTTGTAGATAACCCAAAAGAAGAATTAGCAAATATAAAAGAGGAGCTTGACGCTGAATTACCTGAAATTGATTTAAATAAAGTGACTGCTAATGAGTGATTATACCGATAGAGAAGAACTTGATTTTATTGAAAGTCTTTATGATGAATCAGAAAAGTATTTAAATGAGGTTTATAAGGAACAAAAAAGCAATCAAGATAAATTATTACAAGAAATTGCAAATGTAATGCTTGTTTATACTATTTTAAATAATTTTATGAAACTTCCTGGTGTAGAAAAGGGAATACAATATGGTATATTGTCTAGGCTTATTACAAAAGGTACACAAGCTCAAGGTATTACACAAAATAGGGTTATAAAAAATATATTAAATAGTACGGTAAATGAAACTTTTGATTTTTATAGTTATAACTCAGGTCTTAAAGATGTTAAAAAGATAGTAGATAACAATTTCGCTGGAAAACATTTTAGTACTAGAGTTTGGGACAATGAAGAAAAAGTGGCCCAACGCCTACATCAACAAATGAATAATTTTCTCAATGGCAAAATAAACGTTAATCAAATTAAAAAAGATATTGAAAAAACTTTTAATGATAATGCTTATTATGCGCATAGACTTGTTGAAACGGAGGTTTCGAGATGTTCTAGCGAAGCATTTAAAAGATTTTGTTCAGAAACAAAGGTTAAAAAGATAAGGTATAATGCCACTTTAGATAGTAAATTATGTTCAGATTGTGCTCCGCATAATGAGCAAGTATTTAATTTGGGTGAAGAATTAGAAATACCAATCCATGCTTTATGTAGATGCTATTATTCTATAGTTAAATAAAAGGGAGGTATTAAAATGAGTAAATTATCAACAATACAAAAAAGAGAAAAACTAAACAATGTTTATACAATGGATGAAAAAGGCAATGGTGGTGCTAATCATAAATATTCAATATCCAGTATTGATAAAGATTCAATTGAAGCAAAGGTTTTTCACACAGAAATTCAACTTCAAAATGGTGCCAGAAAATTAGAAGGTTCAATACATGGTGTGCTTGATACTGATCTGCTCGAAATAGTAAGACATAGGCTACAATGTTTTCAGAAAGGTGCATTTGCATCAAGAGATAATGCGGTTGCACTAACGCATGTTGAAGAAGCTTTAATGTGGATGAATAGACGAGTAGAAGATAGAATTGAAAGATCAGTTTTAGGAACAAATAATAAATAAAGGAGTTGAACATTAATTCATATAATAGTATAATATTTACATGTGGTAACACAATGGTAGTGTAGGGCGGTAGCGAATCCGTGCCTAAAAGACGTGCAACTCGTCGTGGATAGTAGTATTCCTATATGTAAGTTCGAATCTTACCCACATAAATGATTTATTTAGCATCTAGTTTATTCTAGGTGCTTTTATTATACCCAAAAATATAAGATAAACTAGTTGGAGGCGTTAAGTAATGCTTGAAGTTGTATTTAAAATTACATGTAGCAAATGTGGGAAATCACATGAAGATGTATTTCCTGTTAATTTGGGATTTCCTTTAATTGTGCCTCCTATTCCTTATGGATGGCATAACTATGATCAGGATTATATATGTGATAAACATGTAGTTGGTATTATGGATAAAGTTTCAGTAAAAGAATAAAACAAGCACTTATTTAATTATAGGTGCTTTTATTATACCCAAAAATAAAATGCGTTTCTAGTTTTTAGAAGTTAGAAGGGCAAAAGGAGTTATTAATATGCCAATAGAGAATTTTGCAGAGGTACAAGAATATTTAACAACTAACAATATAGAGGGAAATGAAGTAAAAACCTATATGGATAGTTTAAAGGTCTCACCGACTTTAGAGGTATTTAAAGGGTTAGCAAATACTAACGTAGATTTTAAAAGTTTTATGGATAGTGAAAAAGATAAACACTCAGCAAAAAATATGGATACTTGGAAAACTAATAACCTTGATAAAATTTATCAAGAAAGATTTGCTAAAGAAAATCCAAGTGCTGATCCTAAAGATGTTGAATTTGCTAAGTATAAATCAGAACAGGAAATAAAAAACAAGGCTATGGAAGATAGATTTAATGCAGCTGAAAAAAAGAGCCTGAGAGAATCATTAACTAATAAGGCTTTAAAGACTGCTCAAGAAAAGAAATTACCAACGGATCTAATTGATTTCTTTGTAGGCGCAGATGATGATATTACAACTAAAAATATGGAGAAATTAATTGCAACTATGGCAAAGCATGATGAAGCTATAAAGTTAGAATTTGCAAAAGGTAATAGTTATGTTCCTCCAGTTGAGGGTGTAGCTCTAACTGGTAATGAAAAAGTAAGAGCAGATATTGCAAAGTGGATGAAATAAAGGGTTCAGGCTCCCTTAAAAAGCACTCTAAAAAAGAAAGAGGTAATATAAATGCCAGTAAACGTATTAGAATATGCAACTTTATTTCAACAGGAATTAGATAAGCAAGTAGTAGCTGGAGCAGTTACAGGTTTTATGGAGGGAAATGCAGGATTAGTTTCATACTCTGGGGGTAAAACAGTAAAGGTGCCAAAAATTTCTATGGATGGATTAGGAGATTATGACAGAAATACAGGGTTTAAAAAGGGTTCCGCAACACTAGAGTTTGAACCATTTGTTATGGGCCAAGATCGTGCAACTAGTTTCTCTTTAGATTCTCAAGATGTAAATGAAACAAATTTTGTAGCTTCAGCATCTAACCTAATGGGCGAATTTCAACGTGTGAAAGTTATCCCAGAAGTTGATGCATATCGTCTTTCTAAAATTGCTACATTAGCTATTGCAAAAGCTGGTAACTGTGTTGGTTATGGCTATACTCCTTTAGCTGCTGATATTTTGACTAAAATTAGAGCAGATGTTGCAGCAATCCAGGATGTTGTTGGAAGTGGTGTACAATTGCTAGTAGTAATGTCAATTCTTACAAAAAACGTTTTAGAAAGCAGTACTGAAATTGTTAAACAATTACATGTTGGCGGGTTATCACCTGTACAAGCTGGAACAATGACAACCGGTGCGAACATTGACCTTAAAGTAACTATGCTTGATAAATGCCCAATAATTGAGGTGCCAAGCGCATTAATGAAAACTGCTTATGTGTTTGCAGATGGTTCAACTAACTTTGGGTTTACACCAGCTGAAACAGCACTAAATATTAATTGGATTATCATGGCACAAAATACAGCAATAGCAGTATGCAAAACAGATACAATGAGAATCTTTGATCCTAATACAAACCAAGATGCTGATGCTTGGAAGTTAGACTATAGAAAATATCATGACTTATTTATCATGGACAATAAGTATGTTACGTTAAAGGTAAATATTAAGGAGGCTGCGGTATAGGATGTTTGAATTAAGAAAGCTAAATGTTCATAAAATTGTACAAACTGAGAAAGAAAAAGATATATTATTAACAAGAGGGTATACCGAATGTACTAGAAAAGAATTTTTAGAAGAAATTGATTCAGATAAAGTATCTGATAAAGTTGAAGAACCTGATAAAGTATCTGATAAGGTTGAAGAAAAAGCAGCTAAAAAGGGTAAGGCATAAAAGCCTCTCCCTTTTCTTTTATAAAAATTTAAAGAGGAGGTGTTTTTATGGCACTTAGTAAAGAACAACAAAAATCAATTCTTATAATTAGGAACTATTTAAATGTAGATGCTAACCCTAAGTTTACGGATGATTATATATTGACTACTTATTCTCTTGCAGTTGATGAATTGGTTGAAAACGCAAGTGAAATTAAATCATTAAAATCTATAGGTATAAAATCTAAATCAGATGGTGTTCAATCAATTACATTTACCGATAGCATTGAAGCATGGACTATAACCCCAAGCGTTAAAATGTTATTACCACTACCTTATGCTAGGATGATGGGGGTGACTTAGTATGGCGGTTTTTTTCAAGAATTCAGACATTACAATCTATAACAAATTCTATGACTTTGCAACTGGCTATGACATGTATCAGAGGACCGTTATTAATGATGTTGATTGGCAGGGAAAGCGTAATGCAACGGTTGCTAATACTGGCTTGTTACTTGCGGATAGTATAATTATCATAGTCGATAAATTAGAAAATTATGTATCGCCTAAACAGTTTGCAAAATTGTCTGATACCGAAAGGATAAATTATTTTACTTTTGCTATGGCAGACAAAATTGTAAAAGGTGAAATTGATTTTGAAGTTTCTGGGGTTAGGCCATATAGGCTGGCTGATTTAGAAAGTGGGTTTGATAATGTTGTCAATGTAATGTCTATACGAGAATTAAGTGACCACTTTGAAGTCGAGGGCAAATAAAAAGCCTACTTTTCAGTAGACTTCAAATAATTTTCCAATACTGTTATTACCAAATTGTTGAAACTTCTATTATCTTTTAATGCTAAGTCTTCAAGTTGTTTTTTTAACTCTTTATTTATAGTTAACTGAGTTCTTGTATTATCTTTAGAAATACTCATATTATCACCTCAAAAACATTATAACATGATAACATTGTATTGACAAGGTGTTACCACTGTGTTACAATAAGTATATAAGATGTTGAGAGGGGTAATTAAAATGAATAAAGTGACAAGTGGAAGATTAAAAGAATTAGCTAGTTGGGGATATATGAATAATTCAGCAAAGGTAGCACAAGAATTAACCTATATAATAAACAATGCATATTCAGAATGGCAAAATGATGATACTTACTTCTTGGATAAAAAAGAAACTGAAATACAAGTTACTCCGCAATCAGAAAACCAACAGAATGTATTAAACGGAATGTCAGTTAATTTCCCTGATTTAGTATCAGTGTCTTTCACACATGATTTAAATGATGCTCATATAAAAAACATAGATACATTGGTAAGACTTTTTTACAAGAAAGTGGTGGCTTAAATGGTCACCTTTAGAGAATCTGAAATTGCTAACTCTTATGGTTTCGTTTATATAACGACTAATTTGATCAATGGTAAAAAGTACATTGGTCAAAGAAAGGTTACGCAAGGTTGGAAATTTTATTTAGGTAGTGGAACAAGATTAAAACTCGCCATTAAGAAATATGGTAAAGAAAATTTCCATAGAGATATAATTGCTACTGCGCATTCAAGAGAAGAATTAGACGACTTAGAAATTGAATGGATTAATAATAGCGGTGCTTCTACTAATAGGAAATATTATAATATAACAATTGGTGGGAGTGGAGTTATTGGAGAAATAGAGCGGAAAACTACAAAAGTGGTTTGCTTAAACACTGGTGTTATTTATGATTCAATGAGCAAAGCTTCAAAACAACAAACTAATTCTGATTGTTCAAGCATTACACAGTGTTGTACTAATAAATTGTTGTCGGGTGGCAAAGATTCAAACGGTGCAAAACTTGTTTGGGCATATTATACTGATTATGTAAAAATGTCTTCACTTGAAATAATAAACAAAATACATTGGGCAAATAATAGTCTTAAAGGTGAAAACTGTTACAAGGCTAAAAAGGTTGTATGTTTAAACAATAGGAAAATATTTGATACGATACAAGAGGCATCTAAATATTACGGTTGTGGGTACCCTCACATCTCTAGTTGTTGTGTAGGTACTAGAGAGCATTGTGGTAAAGATAAGCTTACTAACAAACGTTTAGCATGGGCTTATTATGATGATTTTGTAAAAAATGTCAGATGAAGAAATTGAAGAAAAAATAAATAAGAATGGGCATAAAAAATACAACCCTAACAAAGAGGGAACTAAAGTAATATGTGTAACAACTGGTAAAAAGTTTATTAGTGCAAAGAAGGCTAGTGAATATTATGGCATAGATAGTAGCGCTATTCTTAAAAATTGCAGAGGTAAGGCTAAATCAGTGGGTTGTTTAGATAATGGTACTAGATTGGTATGGATGCGCTTAAGTGAATATGATAATCAACAATTAGCACTTACTATTTAGTAGGTGTTTTTATTTTAAGGGGGTGATTTAATATGACTGTTCATATACGAATGGATAATACGCAAAAGGTATTGCTAAAAAGACATTTGCAAAACAATGGTGAAGCACAAATACTCTTTACTAAAGAGTGCGCTAAAGCTATGAACAATTATGTATGACGGTGCCTTATGATACTGGTAGGCTCAAGGATATGATGATTACTATGGAGGCTTCAAGGATTACATATTCGGCGCCATATGCAAAATCACAATATTACAATAACAAAGGTATGGGCAAGCAAGGAGAATCAATGGGTGGAAAACGTGGGAAACTATGGGATAAGCGTTGCTGGATAACCAGTGGTGATACCATAACACGAACTATTGCTAATTTTTGTGGAGGTAGTAGTGAATGATTATAGAAAGTATAAGAAATTTTATAAGAGAAATGGATTGCTTAGAAATGTTTAATAATGCAATTAGAGTAAATGTTAATTATTTAGATTCTACCGTAGACACATATAGTATTGAGGAAATGCCCATAGCACCTATTTTAAAGGCATATGTAAATGGTGATAGTATTAGACAATATGCCTTTATATTTACGAGTAGAGAGCCATACGGGGCAGATGTGCTACAAAATATAGATAACTCAGGGTTTTATGAAAAATTTGCAGATGAGATTGAAACTAAAAATGATAACGAAATATTTCCTGTATTGGATAATGACTTAGAAACTCAAGAAATTAAGGTAACAAGTACAGGCTATGCATTTGCAGTTAGCGAAGATACAGCGCAATATCAAATTCAATTAAGATTAAAATATTATAAATCGAGGAGGAATTAAAAATTATGGGTGTTAGAAAAAGAAAGATACAAGCAAATTATTTAAAAGTAGAAGAGACTTTTGAGTTACTTGGAACAGGATTTACTGAGCTTAATGAAAGTCCATCTGCACAAACAAGTTCTAAGAGGTATGTTAATCAGTCTAGTGCTACTCAAGGTATCATAGGGTATGAGTGGGCAACTAGCTTTAACGCAGATCAAATATTAAGTGAAAATGCAATTACTCATATTCGTAATATTGGTGAAATGCAGCTTACAGGTGCTGATGCAGAATCAGAATATATAATAGTAGATTTAGATATGCCGGGAACGGCCGTGGGTGGTTACAGAGCAAGAACGTTTAATATAGCAATTCAAGTAGACTCTTTCGATGATAATGATGGTGAGTTAGGAGCTAGCGGAAGTTTCTTAGGTAGCAGTGAGCCAATAGAAGGTACGTTTGATGTTTTATTAAAAACTTTTACAACAGGATTCACACCAAAAGTAGTAGCATAGGAGAGGGGATATTAAATGTTAATTAATAATGTAGAACTAGAGGACTTAGATTTATTGGATGCTGATGCAGCAGAAAAATGTGAAATTGCAATGGCGAAAGTCAAAATAGAGGCAAGTAACATAGAAAATTCAACTCTATCGCAATCAATAAGGAAACAATGTACAACTATATTCAATTGTTTTAATGCTATATGCGGAGAGGGAACAGATAAAAAGATATTTGGTGACAAGGTGAATCTAATGACTTGTCTTAAAGCCTTTGAAGAATTAGCAACAGTATTAAGCTCAAAGAATAAAGAAATACAAGCCATGGCTAACAAATATTCTCCTAATAGGGCAGACCGCAGAACTAAAAAGTAATGAACATTCTATTAGATTTATTACCTTCAATAGTGATTTTAGATGATGAAGAGTATGTTATTAGAAGCGATTTTAGAATTTCTATCATGTTTGAGTTAATGATGGCTGATAGAGAGTTAAGTGATGAGCAAAAAATAAAACGGGCGCTAAAGCTTTATTACCCGAAAATTCCAAGGGATATTAATGAAGCAATGGAAAAAATATTGTGGTTCTATAGATGTGGTAAAGATATGATTAAATCAAGCGGAAATAATAATGGCCAAGGTAAGAGTGGCCAGATTTATGATTTTAATTTTGATGATGATTATATCTATAGCGCATTTTTAGACCAGTATGGAATTGACTTACAGGATGTAGCAGACTTGCATTGGTGGAAATTTAAAGCTATGTTTAAAAGTCTCAAAAAAGATAATGAAATAGTAAAAATTATGGGTTATCGTTCCGTAGATTTAAATAAAATTAACGATAAAGAAGAAAGATCACGTTATAAAGAACTGAAGGATTTGTTTAAGATACAGGGTCATGCAAATAAAGATGAAACTGAAAAACTTAAGAGCATTCAAGAAGCTCTGCAAAAGGGTGAGGATATATCTAAACTATTGTAAACCTATCCTATTTATGCAATAATTAATTTATATTGTATTGGGGGTAATTATATGAGGTGTCCAAAGTGTAAGAGTGAAAATGTATCCGTTCAAGCAGTTACAAATGTAAAAACTAGACATAGGGGTTGCTTGGGTTGGCTTATATGGATTATATTAGCGTGTTGTACGCTAGGACTTATAATTATAATCCCATTGCTAACTAACTCTAAAACAAAGTCAAAAACGCATTCTGAGGCTATATGCCAAAATTGTGGTCGTAGGTGGAGAATTTAAAACATAAATAAAAGTAAGTGCTTACATTAATGTAGGTGCTTTTTTGTTGTATAAAAAGAAGGTGGTTAAAATTGTAGAAGTTCGATGTAAACACTGTAATCAACTACTTTTGAAGGCGGACAATGTTAAGGGAGAAATAAAGTGCCCAAGATGTAAAAAAATAAATAATATTAATATAGCAAGGACAGAGCCAAGAGCCACACTTAAGTAGTGAGCCTGAGCCTGCCTTTTATTTTATATAAAAGGTAGGTGAAATATATGGCTGATGGAAGTATTATAATTGATACCAGTATAGATAGTAGCGGTGCAGAAAAGGGCATTACTGGTCTGGGTGGGAAACTAGGTGGAATGGCTAAAGGCGCGTTGGTAGGGATAGCTGCTGCTACAGTTGCGGTCGGTGGCTTGGTTAAAGCATCTATAGAGCAATTTTCACAGTTCGAACAATTAACAGGTGGTGTAGAAACTCTATTTAAAAGCAGCCGCAATATTGTAATGAAGTATGCCGATGATGCTTATAAAACTGCAGGAATGAGCGCAAATGAATATATGAGCACCATTACAGGATTTAGCGCAAGTTTATTACAAGGACTTGGGGGAGATACGGCTAAGGCAGCAGAGGTAGGAAATACGGCTGTTACAGATATGTCAGATAATGCGAATAAGATGGGAACAGCTATAGAAAATATACAAAATGCCTATCAGGGATTTGCAAAGCAAAATTATACTATGTTAGATAACTTGAAGCTTGGTTACGGTGGTACAAAAACAGAAATGCAAAGACTCCTTGTTGATGCTGGAAAGCTTAGTGGAATGAATTATGATATAGGCAACTTTAGCGATGTAATAGAGGCAATACATGTAGTGCAAAATGAGATGGGTATTACTGGAACAACTGCAAAAGAAGCAAGTAGCACAATCGAAGGTAGCTTAAACATGACTAAGTCAGCATGGACTAACCTGCTTACTAACATGGCTTTTGATGATGCTGATTTCGATACATTAATAGGCAATTTAGTTGATAGTGTTGGAGCACTAGGAGAGAATTTGTTACCTCGCGTAGAAGTTATCCTTAATGGTATTGGAGAATTGATAACTCAATTATTGCCACCTATAGCAAATAAAGTGCCAGAGATACTAATGTCTTTATTGCCAAAAATGGTTGAAGCCGGAACCAATATTGTAACATCTCTAATAGCAGGCATACAAACTAATTTGCCCATCATTGCGACAGGCGCAGTCGAAATAGCAAGCAATTTAATTACTGCACTATTAACAATGCTACCGCAACTATTAAATATAGGTATACAAATTATTGCGGGTCTTGCTTTAGGAATAGGACAGGCGTTACCTGCATTAATCCCACTTGCTATAACATGCGTAATGAGTTTAGTAAATACTATAATTTCAAATTTACCGTTAATATTAAATGCTGGGTTACAAATTATAACTGGGTTAGTAACCGGTATTTTAACTGCATTACCACAACTAATAGCCATGCTACCTACATTAATAACTAGCATAGTATCATTTATAGTTACTAGTCTACCCATTATTATACAAACCGGAGTAACTTTGTTATTAGCTCTTATAAATGGCTTAGTAACTGCATTGCCACAATTACTAGCAATGCTACCACAAATAATTGATAGTATAACCACAGTTATATCATCCAGCTTACCAGTAATAGTGCAAGCAGCGATAACAATTTTACTTGCAATTATAAATGGCCTAGTGACTGCATTGCCACAACTTATAGCTATGTTGCCTAGAATAATAGATAGTATATTAAAAGTAATAAGTACTAATTTACCAGTAATTCTACAGGCCGCGATAACAATTTTACTTGCAATTATAAATGGATTAGTAAAAGCATTACCACAATTGATAGCAATGCTACCAACTATAATTAATACTATTGTGAAAGTACTCACAAATAATTTACCTATGATAATCAATGCCGCGGTGCAAATAATGATTGCATTAATAGCTGGTTTAATCCAAGCTATTCCGCAATTAATAGCCACAGTACCGATAATAGTAGTTGCTATAGTAAAAGCATTTAAAGGTGTTAATTGGGGCGGAATTGGAATAAATATTATAGCGGGTATAGGAAAAGGAATCCTTGCTGGAGTGGGAAGTGCAGTAAATGCTGCAGTAAATGCTGCAAAAAAAATAAAGAATAGTATTACAGGATTCTTTGATATTAACTCACCTTCTCGGGTTATGCGAGATGATGTTGGTAAGTTTATTCCTCAAGGTATAGGTGTCGGAATAGATAATGAAATGCCTAATTTACAGAAAGATATTGAAAAAAACTTATCTGGATTAACTGCTAAAATGAGAACTACAGTTGATTATGAAACCGCTAAAACTACAGCAAGTGTAGCAGCAAAACATAATTTCAGTGTTGCAAAAGATAATCAAGCATTAGATGAGACAAGTAGATCCAATGAAAAACCAACGGTAGTCCATGTTCACCTTGACGTGGATGGTAAAGAGTTTACACAAACAGTCGTTGCTCCAAATCAAGGAGTACTTGATGAATATTATGAAGGAAGGTGATTAGGTGTTAAAAGAGGGAGAATTATATTTTAACAACAACACTAGCATAAATCTTAATTTGTTTTTAGAAGAGTATCCTTCTATACCAATCGCCACTGAAGAATATGAAGAGATACCCGTTGAGGGAAGAAGTGGTCTTTATTATATAAATAAAGGCACTTATCCTGACAAAATAATCCCATTTACTTTTACGATCTTATCTGAAGATATGGAAATAGATTTTGAGAGGGTATATGAGTGGCTTACAGAGATACAGGATAACAGGATGCTTTTTGGTAGGCAAGATAGATGTTATGTAGTTAAAAAAATATTATTTGAAAATCTAAAAAAAGAGTTTAAAAGTATAGGTGAATTTGAAGTAACTTTTATATGTGAACCTTTTACGAGAGATTTAGATTTAATATCTAATATAATTACATCAACGTCAACCTTATATTATCAAGGCAACGCACCCAGCGAGCCTCTATTTAAGATTTATGGAAGTGGCAATGTACAAATTATAGTTAATGGTGAAACCATGGTTATAAATGACGTTGATAGCTATGTAGAAATAGATAGTAACTTAATGCAAGTAAGAAACTCAGATCTAACCTCTAAAGATGATGATACTTTAGGGGATTTTGTTTTGTTTGAGAAAGGTAAAAATATAATTTCATTTGTAGGTACTATATCAAAAATAATCATTGAATATTATGTGAGGTGGAAATAATGAAAAAATCAATTAAGATAGCCTATTTCCATTCAGCTACATTAAAAAATAAAGTTTTAACCTCAAATGGAAAAGTATTAGATAATTTTTGTACTTCATGTAAAACAAATGAAAATTTGCTAACAGGAAATTATACGATGGATGCTATATTTTTATTAGAAGCTCAGGAGTATTTAGAAAAAGAAAATATCTTAAAAGTAAAGCTTGACTATGGAGATGAAATATTTAGAATATCCAAGATTGATGTTGGTACCAGGTATGTAACTATAGTGGCAAGACAAATAACTATACCTGAATCATTAACCTTATATCTTGAAGATGTAAGGCCTACTGGTAAAAGTGGTCAAGGTGCTTTAACTGAGTTATTAAATGGTGCTACTGGAATTAAGGAAATAACATTAACCTCCAATATATCTACAATAAATACGGCTTACTATCAAGATATGAGTCTATATAAAGCTCTACATGATAGCGATAATTCATTCCAAAATGAATGGGGCGGTGAAGTTCTTAGACGAGGATATAACATAACTATTAATGCAAGCATTGGTACTAATAGAGGGGTATCGATAAGAGAAGCAAAGAATCTTACTGGGTTTAATGGTGGTTCCAATATAGATGGTCTAGTTACAAGAGCAAGAGGCAAAGGGTTTAATGGTATAAAAGGTACATGGATTGATAGTCCCCTCATATATTCTTATGCTAGGGTTTATACGCAAACTCTTGAGTATTCTGATGTAAAGGTAAAAGGTGAAAGTGATGAAGAGGGTTTTGATACTTTAGCGTTAGCACAAACCGAACTTGATAGAAGAATAAACTTAGAATTTAGCGAAAATGATATCGATAAAATGAAAGCAACTTATGATATTAGTTTTGTACAACTCGAAAAAACGGAAGAATATAAGAATTATATACAAGCTGAAAGAGCTTATATAGGCGATACGATAAGAGTTTATGTACCTAAAATAAAAACAGATATAAAGGTCAGAGCAGTAGAAAAGAATTTTGATATATTGGCGCAAAAGGTAAATGAATTAATCTTATCTAATGTAGTGGTATTGCAGGCTATGAGTTCAAATACTATTTTAGCAGACATAAAAAAACAACTTAACAATACAAGCAATAACTCTATGGCTAGTTATATTGATAGCGTTATAAAAAGTGGGATGAAAAATAGTTACTTAGTCGTTAGAGATAATGAATTACTGGCCATGGATTCTAAGGATATAAATACAGCAACCACAGTCGCTAGATTTAACAAGAATGGTCTAGGCTTTAGTTCTAATGGCTACTATGGTGAATACACTTATGGATTTACATTGGATGGAGTGATTAATGCTAGCTTGATTAGCACCGGTGTATTAAGTGCAATCCTTATACAGTCTATGGATGGTTTAAATTATTTTGACTTAGAAACAGGTAAAATCCATTTTAATAAAGGATTGATTGAAGGTGCCAGTTCCTCATGGAATTTAGACACTGGAATAATTAGTTTTACCAAAGGCTTAATAAAAGGCTCTAATTCTAGTTGGGACTTAGACACCGGAGAAATTAGTTTTAAAAAAGGGCTTATAACAGGCCCTAATTTAGAAATTGATCTCACCACTGGAGTTATAAAAGTAACTCATGTTGATGGAAGCTATACTCGTATGGATTCAAATGGTCTAAAAAGGTATGATGCCAGTACAGAAAGATCTTATCATTATATGATGTATTCAGGAAGTGTAAGCAATATAGAGACGCAAAGTGCTATAAGGATAAATGTACCGGCTGAATTTATTGGGACTGATTATAAAGTTGATTGGTGGAGTGGTAATGTATTCCCTGCGGATCCCGCGGACTTATTGTTTTCCGCAAATTCTGAATGGGTGAGAGAAGATAAAGCTGCAGGTTGGTTTGAAGTTAAAGCTTCAATAATGGTGAGAAACCCGACGACTGAAAATTCTCCAGTTTGGCGCGGCAAAATGAATATTTTATATACAATAATAGCTTAGAGAGAGGTGAATATAATTGGCTTATACAATTGCAGAGCATGAGGCAAACATGACAGTTTATTATTCTAAAAGCACTGGAAATTTAAAAGGTGTTTATAGTGGAATACAAGATATGGGAGCTTTTGGCACAGATGCTGAGGACTATGCATTAATATGGGCGCTTAAGGTAATCCCAAATGATTCATACGTTTTAGCAAATCCTAATCTATTTATAATGGATGTAAAAGGATCTGAGCCAGTATTATCGTTAAAAGAAGCAATCGGGAATGTATATCCAGTAATTACATAAGAGGGGTGATAGTAGATGGAAAACAGATATAAAATAGCTTATGATCTTAAACGAATGATAATAACATCTATAAGATATAAACAAGGAAGTATTGGAAGCGCAGTTTTAGAAGTAACCCTTGTAGATAATGGCATGGCTGTGAATTTAACAGGTGAAACCATAGAATTTAAGTTTAAAAGAATTGATGGTAGTATAGTCAATCAAAATAGTTCAAACGGTGTTACAGTTTTAGATGCAGTTAACGGAGTTGTAGAATGTACCTTAGCTTCTTTAGGAGTTCCAGGAGTTGTGGAATGCGAAATATATAGTACTAAAAGTGGTACTGTATTACCAGTATCAAGTTTTGACTTTACTGTTGAAGCTTCAATTGGGGTATTAAGTGTACAATATATATCTGCAATTAATACAAATATACTTAAGTGGCAATCTGATATTGACATTATAAAAGCAGAATATGAAACATATAAAAATGTAATGATTGATGCTAGTCCAGTTGCAAATTTGCAAAATCAAATCAATTCTCACTCGTCGGAATTGGCTAATATTGTGACGGTAAATATAAATAAATATGTTGATTTAGTAGTTAATAATGATTGGTCATTAGCAATGAAATCTGCATTAGCATATTTAAAAACAATTGGTGGTGGAATATTATTATTACCAAAAGGCAATGAGTATACACTAAGAAACATTATCATACCATCTAATGTAAAAGTAATTGGACAAGATACTATTATTAAGCAAAAAAACGTTGCATATACAACTATAACACACGATATTATATCAAGTGATTTAAATATGACCGTAAGTGATGCAAGCAATATTAAAATTGGGGATGTATTAGTTGTAAAAAGTAATGTTACAGATATTGTACTTGTTACAAACGTTGAAGGTAATGTGATAAGTATTGAAACATTTAGAATACACAGATTGGAAACCGAAACCCACCCAACTTTTAAATATAATCATGCAAGTGGTGCTATTGTGACGGTGTTATCTCAAATTTTTTGGCTTACAAATGGATTAAGAATAGAATCGGACACAGTTGATGATGTAGTTTATGAAAATGGTGTAGAAAATACACAATTTAGTGGATTAATATTTATGGGTACACGAGATAGCATTGATAATACAAAACATACTGTCTATGATGGCACATCATGTGGAGCAATATATTGTTATCGTACAACAAATACTATAATCAAAAATTGTAAATTTAATAATTTTTATAACACCCCTGTTATGTTTTATGGTTGGAATGAAAACATAGAATATGTTGACAATAAAACTAATGGTGTTGGGTATATAGACGATGTTTCACTTTCTGTGAATGACAGAGATGGTACAAGTGGAATTGCAATGCATTGGGACCAAAGATATGTAGGACATGCAGACTGGGAACTCCACGTATCAAAAAAATTTTATATATCTAATAATACATTTAAAAATTGTTGGAATGGTGGTGTGTTTGCGTCTGCTAGTAATACTGGAAGTATTAATAATAATATAGTGGATGGTTTTGTCTCGCGTGGTATTGTTGTTTATGGTGGTGATTTAGGAATTAACGTATTTAATGTGGGGGTTAGCAATAACATTGTAATGAATGGGAGAGTTGGTTTAGATACAAATGCAAGTGGTGAAGCTATTTGGATTTCTGCTGTAAAAAAAGGTTGCATAGTGTTAGGAAATAAAATTACAAATTGCGAAAGTGGTTTAAATATTAATTCGTCAACATTAATAAATATGTTAGGTAATACAGTGCATGATTGTACGACTAATCATGTTAAATTAACAGGCGTTAANGTTGATATAATGTTATCAAATAACATATTCGTTGTAAATTTGGGCTATGCGGATAGTAAAACAAGTGCTTATGCTGTATTAATAGATAGCACAAATGGTAGTGGTGATAATATAAGTATCAAATTTGTAAATAATACTTATAGATTATCTAGTGCATATAAAGGGTTAAGGATTATTAATATTATAAAAGGGAATGATACTACATTTTTAAATGAATCACCAAATGCACTTGCTGCTCTTTTCTCCACAAGTGATGTCGTTTCGCCTCGTAAAACGTTATTTAATTCATGCGATTTTAGAGGGATAACCAGTACTGGCATAACAGGTTCTAACGCAATACGATTAAATGTAATAGAGCCTAATGCTGATATATCTTATACTGGATTAATAAAATATAATTTCAAAGAAATGCAAACAATTAATACGTGTACTACATCAACACGACCTACAGGCATACCAATTGGTTATCATGTATTCGATACTACTTTAAGTAAAGGTATCGATTGGAATGGCACATTTTGGAAAGATGGTGTAGGCACAACAGTTTAAATGTTTAATTATTTTAAGAAAATACTGGTATAAAATATGATAGTAACCTATAATAAAGCCGGGGGTGATTGTTATTAAATCTTTATCTTTGTGCGTTAGATATATATTAGTATCGTATTTTATACTATTTTTCGGATTCTTGTTTCCAATTTTAGTTACAGGTTTGACATTTAATATCTTAACTACAGCGTTATATTCGTTATCATTATTTGTCGTATTTAGGATAGTAAGAATTATAGTAAGTAGGGATGTCAAACTACTTGAATTAACATTTTATGCCTTTACATATATATTTCTTGTAATAGCACCTTTAGTTCAAGTTTCTAAGGGATGGTTTCCTTTAGGGTACAGGCATTATACTGACGGTGAAATTATTAAAACAATAAGTATCATTATGCTAGGCATTTTAGGCTATGAAATTGGACTAAATGTTGGAAATAAAACAAAAGTAACAATTAATGATAATTATTCAAACAAAAATTTTAAATTTATTTTTGCAATTTCGATTATTTGTATGTTCTTCGCAATCTTGAAATTTGGTGGAATTTCAAATTTAGGGAAAGATAGAACGTCCATAGATACATCTTATTCTCTAATTTACAATAGTCTATTAAGAGTTCCAATATATATAACTTTCATGTTCTGTTTATTGGACTTCAAAAGAAAAAAGCATAACCATGATAAAATAAAGGGTAAACATTATATCCTTTTAATTTTATTATTAATTTTAAACTTAATTGGAAGTAATCCGTTTTACTCTGCAAGATATTGGTTTGGAGCAGTATTTATAAGTGTAATTTTAGTCTTTATTAAGTGGAAAAGAAACACTTTAACCTATATAATTTACGCTACCCTATTAGGTTTTTTTATCATATTTCCTTATGCTGATGTATCAAGAAGTGGTGACAAATTTAGTTTTGGTATGTCAGTTATTGTTAATAATCTACTGGTAGGAGATTTCGATGCGTTTCAGCAAATAATGAATATATCGGCTTATACAAGTACATTTGGTATTGGCTTTGGAAGACAATTTATTGGGGTTTTATTCTTCTTTGTGCCAAGAACAATATGGCTAAACAAACCTATCGGAACTGGAACAATAATAGGAGAATCGTTAGGTTATATAAATACGAATATATCCGCGCCCCTATGGTCTGAATTTCAGATAAACTTTGGATTAATAGGGGTATTTGTACTATTTGCATTATATGGGATACTAACTGCTAAGCTTGAAAAAGGGTATATAAAAACAAGAAACCAAATCAATTTTTATCAAATTTTTGTTCCATTTTTTTCCTTTTATCAATTTTTTATATTAAGAGGTTCTTTAATATCTTGTTTTGCTAGTCTTATTCCTTGTTTATTATGTATATGGATTGGTTTAAAGCCAAATATTCTAAAGAGAAATAATAAGGTTAAAATATATAATAACAAGGCTATTGAAAATCAATAAACCGAAAGGTTGTCCAAATGGGGCAACCTTTTTAACATCATGAGAAAGAAGGATTATGATGACATACAAAGAGCTTTTAAAATTTTGGGAATCAGATTTACAAACATATTCAGGGCATACTAGTCCTAGCCTCATGCAAAAATTAAAAACTTTTATAAAGATACCAGGGTTTAAGTACACTTTTTATTTGCGTTTGTGCCAATATTTGAAAACCAATAAAGTCCATTATCCTTTATATCTGTTATCTCGTGCCATATTGTTACACTATCAATATAAGTTTGGTATTCAAATTTGTCCTTCTACTAAAATAGGACATGGATTGTGCATACTCCATTATAATTGCATTGTAATTAATGGTTCAGCTATTATAGGTGATAATTGCATAATAAGGCACGGTGTTACGATAGGCAATAAGGAAGGATCTAAATCACCAATAATAGGTAATAACGTAAATATAGGTGCAGGGGCTAAGATTATAGGTGGAATTAAAGTAGGAAATAATGTTACTGTTGGTGCTAATGCCGTTGTAACAAAAGACGTTCCCGACAATGTGGTTATGGCAGGAATACCAGCAAAAATAATATCATATAAAACAAATTAATTGCTTCAACATAGGATAATATGTCGTAGTTAGCACAATAACTGAATAATACAATATAGGCACTCGAAAGGGTGTCTTTTTCATGTCCAAAAAGGAGGTGAGACTATGATTGGTTGGTGGTGGATTTGGTCAGTAATAGCGATAACACTATAGGATAGGCAATTAACCCCTTGGATAAATCTGAGGGGTTACAAATGACAAGAAGGGCAAAGTATGTCCTCCAAAGATAAATAGTATAGGGGGCGTAACAATGGCAGACGAATGTATAAAATGCATTATGTTAGAAGAGTTCAAACGTATCTGGGATTATAACAAAGAGGAAAAGGAAACAAGAAAAGAAACAGAAAAGGTTGTGTATGAGATGAAAGAAAGTCACACTCAAACTCAATTTGTTTTAAAGGACATCCAAAAGAATGTTGATGCTCAGGCAATAGCAACTGAAAAAAATCAAGTAGCATTGGCTTTATCAACTAAAGAATATCAAAAAGAAACTGCAAGACTAACTAAAGAAAATCAAGCTGAGAATGCAGCCGGATTCAAAGCTATAGCAGATAAAAAAGCAGAAGAGGAAAAAGCAATAGCAGCTAAAAAAGAAGCTGACGAAAAAACAGCTATTGATGATAAAAAAGAAGCAGAAAAAATAGCTGCGCAAGATAAAAAGGACGCATCAAAAGAGAAGAGAGCTCAAACAAGGGCAATATGGATGGTAGTGTTTGTATTGGTAGTAAATACAGTATATGGACTATTAGTTAAATATGCTCCACATGTAATAGGTTTATAAGAGAGGGGAATTATTATGAATATAGGTCATAGAGGTGGACACAACGAACAGGCGCAAGGCGCAAATGGTTTTGTAAATGAAGTTGTTATTGATAGATTAATTGATGCAGCAGTTGATAAATATTTAAAACTTGATGGCCATGAAACTGTTAATTGTACTCCGGGCAGATGTGAAAGCCTTGCAGATTTGCAATATGGTGTTAACAAAGCTAACAATGCTAAAGTTGATATATTTGATTCTAATCATGTTAATGCAGGAGGAGGTCATGGTTGTGAAGTATGCTATGTAAGTGCAAAAGGTAAGATAATTGCAGAAAGAGTTTGCGCAAAAATCGTTGCATTAGGATTTCAAAACAGAGGAGTTAAACTAAGAACTGGTCTTTATGAACTTAACAACGCGGATGCTCCTGCAATCATAGTTGAACCATTCTTCTTAGATACCCAGTCTGATGTGGATATTTATAAGAAAGTTGGTGCAGATGCTATTGGTAAAGCTATAGCGGAGGGAGTAGTTGGACATGCGATTGTAATAAAATCAGCTACGGCAGAGGTCAATAGTCCGTTTAGGATTAGGTTAGGTTGGGATAAACCTACAAGTCAGTTAGAATGTTTTGGTCAATTTCAACAAGCTAAAGATTTTGCGAATTTACATGTTGGATATTACGTTTATGATAATAATGGTAAAAACTTATATACATTATTTGTAGCAAAACCAGTAGCAAAACCAGTAGCAAAACCAGTAGTTGAAGATGGAACAACTTATAGAGTAGTAACAGGATCCTTTGCAGATGAAGCAAATGCAGATAAACGAATTGCAGAATTAAAGGCGCTTGGAGTAGATAGTTTTAAAACAGTAAAATAATAAAATTTCGAGGAGATGTATTAAATGAACATATTAATATTTTTATACACTTTGTTAGTAGCTTATTGGTCAGATGCACTTTTAGTCATAGTTGTAGCTGGGGTTTTAGCTTACCTATATAGGAGAGGTAAAAAGGACCTGGTGAAAGATATCCTGTATGATTTAATAGTAAAGGCGGAAATAGCCTTAGGTAGTGCTACAGGCGGTGCTAAATATAGTCAAGTAGTAGCAAACTTATATTTACAGTTACCTCTTATGCTTCGATTGTTATTTAGTAGAGCTGTAATTAGTAAATATATAACGGATCTAGTAGTAGTATTAAAAGAAAAATTAAAAAACCCTGATATAACACTTCTAACTTATAATCAAGAGGCTCTAGTAAAAGCCACAGAATCAGCGCCAACCGTAAATAGTACAGAAACCGTAGTGATAACACCTACTAAAAAATATGTTGCTGATGATGGCACAGAACTAATGCCAGTAACGGTAACAGAGCAAGTAGCAACAGTATAATTTATTAAGGCCTCAGGGAGAATTAATCCTTGAGGCCTTTTTTTATTTATTATATTTGTAAGAGTTATTGCTTGTCCATAATAAAAAGGTTATAATAAAGAAAATATCTAATGTTTGGTAATTACTACAATTATATCCTAAAATATTCAGATTATTTGTGTACTTATTAATCTGATATGTTTGATTAGGCTAAAAATAAATAAAAACAGAAAGAAAAAGAGGAATGTAAATATGAATAAGAAACTTATTGGATTTAAAATTAATTTTATTAAAAATATTGGTGAGATGTCTGATGAAAAAGCACAAATGTTTACTAAAGAATTTGCAAAAGAACTTCCTGGAAAAAACAATACTCCCCTGGGGCTTCTTTTAACTAAAGGTGTTGATAATACAACTGTAAAATCACTATTTATAACACCAACACAAATTACATATTCTCAGGATGGAACTGGCGCAATTTGTAATAATACATATGAAATAAAAAATTTCTTTAAAAGAATTTGCGATAAACTTTTTTTGAATTATAAGTGTCAAGCAACTTGTTCATTTGCATATATTATTGATTGCGATGATATAAAAAAAACATCGGAAAATATCTTAAAAATGGAGTATAAAGATGAAAATCTAATATCTGGAGTAGGAATTAAATTATTGTTAAATTCGTCAAAGCTCGTTGGTGAGTTCAGATATGAGCCATACATTTCAGATAATAAATATTTTTTTACTTGTCTAGATTGTCAATTAGTTGGAGCTAATGATTTGAATGAAGTGTTAAAAGAAAGTGAAGTAGTATTAAATGATATTTTTGAAGATTTAATTACAAGAATATATCATAAAATATCACCAGTAGGAGAGGCGAAGCATGAATAGTTCGTTAGCTATTAAACTTATCACAAATAGAAATGATAATAGCTACAGGAATACCTCAAATCAAAACTCTTTATTAAAAGATGTTTATTTTCCGTTAAATCAAGACATTTTGAGTATAGTAAATTCAATGGAGTTAGATAATATAATTAAAGCTCAACAATTAATGAAAATAAAAGAAGAAGTTGATAAAATTATTCATAATTCAAGTAATTCTCGAATAAGCATTTATAACGAGGAATCAGATGTTAAATGTTTAGCAAATGAGAATCTTAGTTCTTTAAATTGTAATGTAATTCCTCTACCAATCATAGGAGTAACAAACAATACATTTTTATCAATAAATAAAAAAGGTAAAAGGTATAAACTTTATGAAGTGAACAGATTTAAGAAGGGGGCGGCTAGTGATTATATGAAAAATTCATTAATTTCTCTTCCTTTAGTTCAATTATCAGAACTTAAAAAGAGTATGAATGATTTTATAGAAGTTAGGAGCGGAAAAACTTTGTTTGCAATAGTAGGATCAATTATGACCTTATTATTTGGGGCATTTACAGCTTTATCTTGGACTCTCTTAGTAATGGCATCAATTCATTGTTTAATGCGAAATATAGCTAATAGATATAGAAGCAAAAGCGATTATGTGAGCACTTCAAGAAGTATTCAATTATTTATGTGGCCATATATTTTATTAGCAGCAGGTAATGTCCTTTCTAATATTGTTGCTGTGAACGGACTACCTGCAGGAACATTTATTGCATTATTAACATGCTGGTTAGTATGGGGTGAGTTAAAAGGTTCGATAGACAATGCTAAGATAGCGAAGTTACCAATTCCACCTATATTAGAAAGAATGGTTAATGGGAATAAAGGATCAGATAAAGACTTGCCGTTTTAATTAGATCTAAGACCTGAGGTTAGAGAAATCTAGCTTTGGGTCTTTTTTGCTTGAATTTAAAAATGTTGAAGGAAATAATTGTTTTGTGTTGAATATATTTGGGTAAGTCTTAAAAGAAGAGGTGGAATATAGTCTTTATAGCATTAAATAATAAAAAATAAAAGTAAGAGGTGAAACTAATGGTGGTAACGGATTTTATTGTTGACAATGTAGGAATAGACGAAAAGACTTATGAAATTAATGAGTTTATTCTACTAAAACAAGATGAAAAAAATATAAAAAAAACTAGAGTTTGTTTTAAAACGCAAGAAAATTGGCATTCAGATTATACTTTATTTTTCTATGCCTTACTTATAGCTATCCCAAAAGTTCATATAACTATTAGTTATAGAAAACAAGGACCTGAAGAAACTGAATCTGAATTTAATAGGTATAAGGATAACATAAGATACTTAAATTGTTACATGTTCAATTACTACTTTAATACTGAGGATAATTTTGATAATTCTTATGTAGAAATATGTAAAGGAGAGATTGAAAAAATAAAAAACACTTTTAATATTATAGTTGAGTATAATTTTAAAGAACAAGAAAAATTCAATATAGATAGGTGGCTAGTAGCATATAATCAATATTTAAGAGCATATAAGAGTCTTTCAGTGGAAATGAGTATTCAAAATTTGATAACCGTATTAGAAGCTTTGTTAGTAAAAGGTGATGGAGAATTAAATTTTAGAGTAGCATTATATACAAGTTTCGTTGTAGAGGCAAATATTGAAAAAAGAAAAGAAATTTTTAGTTTGGTTAAGTATATGTACGATATAAGGAGCAAATCGGTACATGGCGAAATTCTTTCTAAATATAAAAAGCTTAAAAATTTTGATTATGATAAATATTATAGATTTAAAGAGATTGTATCAGAAGTATTAATGAAAACTTATGGAAAAAAAGAAGACGATATATTTAATGCATTAGAGAGTATGATTTATTGCTCTGAGAAGTTTGAATACTATTAGGTTGCGTAGCAAAATACCGCATAGGGAGGAGTCCCAGAGCGGTATCTCTAGTAAATTTCAAATTCGATAATTGGTATGTTTAGATTATTGACCACTTTTTCAAATTATATTCACGTCTTTAGACATTAGGGTATATAATTA